AGATTTGTTAAATCAACTTGCTCTCTACTCGTTGTCATTTCAAATTCTCTAACACCTGCTACGTGTCTAAATCTTTCATTTCTGGTACGAATTAAAATATTTTTTGCAGAACTAGGAGCGACAAGAGTTAAAGCATTAGCAGTTAATCCTTCAATTGCCTTTGCAAAAGAATCAAATAAACGAATACCTCCTACCTGATCAACATTAATAAACCATTTTCCATCTGGATAACTATGACCGTTAACTAATTCAAGTGTTGAACCATCAGCCGTTTCTATTTCAACTTCATCTCCAGTTATCAACGAACCAGAACTATGGTCAACACTAAATCTTTTTGTTGATGTATTTACGTCAAAAGGATCTAGCTTTGTCTGCAAAGCAGATTGAAGCGTATCTCTTTTAAGGGCCACTTCACCCCATTGTCCAAAATAAACACCCATGATCTACATTGTGACTTCTGTAGGTGCTCCGTTAGCTTCCCAACTAATATCAGCACTTAAAACCTCACCAACAGCACTATTCATAGAAACACCTGTTACATAAATATTGAATGTAATAGATCTGTTGTTTGTTCCATCATCGTAAATATTTAGTTTTAAAGCAAAAGGAGCATCTGCTTCAGCAGCCTTTCCTTCTTCCCCTGCATTTGTACTTGTAACAGCTTTAATACTTTTCCTCAAAAGCGTTGTTACATCTCCAGTCGTGTTGTTTGCTGTTTGGTAGTAGAACAGCCTTGCACTTCCGCTATAGCTTCTAACGCCAGGAACAATGGTTCGATCTGTGTCTTCTAAAGAAGTTGTTTCAAGAACAGCTTGTGAACTTGAATAAGACCAAGACTGAACTTTTGCAGCTTTAGTTCCTGCAATTAAAAGTTGTCCGTCTTTTCCGCTATAAAAAGCCACGACCTTAAATTAAAACATTGAGTCTATTCTACGGTGAATCTAGGCAAGCAACAAAACTACAACTAACATTACT